CCGCAGCGCCTGCTCCCGTCAGCGCGCAAGCCTCCGTGGGCGGCGTCATCGCTGCAGGCACGATTCAGCTGTCAGCCACTGCGGAGCCGTTCGGGGTAGTGGCTTGCGGCCTTGCGGGCATTGCGACGGCAACAGGCGGAGGTCAATTCGTCCGGGCGCCGGCCGGCAACGGCTATGCACCACGGCGCCGGGAGTATCAGGCGCGCCGCGTCCAGGTCGGCGGCAGCCGGCCATCAGCAAAAGAGAAAGCATACCGATGAGCAAAGAACAAGTATCGGCGCCGGTGGCGCTCGCCCTGACGATGGCCGAGGCCAAACAGGCGCTGCGCATTGAGGAGGATGATACCTCGCTCGACATCACGATCGGCATCTGGATCAAGGGCATCACGGTCGAGGCGGAGACGCAAACCCATCGGTGCTTCGTCAACCGAGGCATGCGCTTGACCCTCGACGAGTTTCCGGACGCCATTCAGTTGAGCGCGCCGACGTTCAGTGTCGAAGCAGTGCGATACCTCGATCAGAACGGCATCGAGCAGACGATGCACCCAGCCGACTACTACGTCGACAAGGTCACGAAACCGGGCTACATCGTGCCCGCTCGTGGCAAAACCTGGCCAGCGACGGAGGCGCATGTGAACGCGGTTACCGTCGACTACACCGCAGGCTACGGCCCGACTGCCGCGACTATCCCCGATGAGGTTCGAACCTACATCCTGGCGAAGCTGCAGGTGCAGTTCGAAACCGCTGTCGGCGGCGGCTCCCCAGTTGGCAAGCCCTTTAACGTCGAGTACCTGGATCGTCTGCTCGACAGTCTGTGGGTGCCGGCGCTATGACGATCGCATTCCGACTGAACAAGCGCGTGACCTTGCAGAAGAAGGTGAAGGGAAAGGCGCCCGGCGGCGCGCCGACCGAGACCTGGGAGAACGTCATCGAAACCGGCGACGGCAAGATCTGGGCCGGCAAGCGCGACCTCACCGGCCGGCAGTACGTCGCCGCCGGCGGCACGCAGAACTCGGTTCAGACCGAGTGGGAGATTCGCGGCCGCGCTGGCGTCATCGCTTCCATGCGCATCGTGCACGGCGCCGACATCTACGACATCGAGGCGGTGCTCGAGCAGCAGGGCGGGGCGCTGAAACTGATGTGTTCGAAAGGAGCCAACCGTGGCTGATTCGCGAAACCTGACCGGCTTCAAGGAGCTGGCCGAGAACCTGAAGAAGCTCGGGCCCCGGCTTGCGAGGAACGGACTGCGCGGCGCCACGAGCGCCGGCGCCGCCATTATTCGCAACGACGCCCGCGCCCGCGCGCCGGTCGACACCGGCGAGCTGAAGAAAGACATCCAGATGAAGCGCGAGCGCGACACGCAGGGCGGCGAGCTGATCAGGGCGAACTATTCGGTCTACACGCGCAGCGGCAAGAAGTCCCGCCTGTCGGGCAAGGCGCGCAACGTCGACAAGGATTCGTTCTACTGGAAGTTCCAGGAATTCGGCACGGCCAAGATGCCGGCGCAGCCATACATGCGGCCGGCCTTCGAGGCCAACAAGGATGCCGCGATCGACCGCATCGGTGAGAAGTTGGACGAGCACATCCAGAAGCACGCGCGCGACTTAGCTGGAGGCAACTGATGGACATCCTTGCCGAGTTCTTCGCCCTGGTCGACCCGATCATGGGCGGCCAGGCGTACCGCAACGTGGTTCCGGACGACGCCCCCGCTCCGTATGCCAGGTTCCTGCGCGTTGCTGCAGTCGAGGGCGTCACGCTCGACGACAACGGCGGCGCCGACAACGAGACCGCCACCAGGATCCAGATCGACATCTACGGCAGCTCGCCAGACGTCGACGCGAAGACGAAGGCGATCAAGGCCGCGCTCAAGACCTGGGACGTCGACAACGTCATCCAGCTCGAGCTCGACGGCTACGAGCCGGAAGTAAAGCTGCACAGCACGATGCTCGACATCTCGACCATCCACCCGTAACCCGGTTTACTCATCCAAGCCCGCCCGCGACAGCGGGTTTTTTTACGTCCAAGAGGATCAAACATGTCCGGTATTTCCGCACAAGGCAGCAAAATCTTCATCGCCACCGGCACTGGCGGCGCGAAGACCATCACGGGTATCACGCCCGGCAACCCGACCATCGTGACGATTGCGAATCACGGCTTTAAAAACGGCTTCGCTGTCGACATCGCCGGCGTCGTTGGGACGATCGCGGCATCGCTCAATGGCACGAAGCGTGTCGTCTCGAACGTGACGAACAACACCTTCGCCATTCTCGATCTGGATTCGACTGGCCTTGCCTATACCTCGGGCGGTAATGCGACGCCGGCCGCCTACACCCAGATCAAGGGATTCCTTTCCTACGACGGCTTCGACGGCTCGGCCGATGATCTGGACACCACCGATCTGGACTCGACGGCCAAGGAATACGTCAGCGGTCTGGTCGACAACGGTAAGTTCGGCTTCGAGGTCAAGCGCCTGGTGGCGGACCCTGGTCAGCTCGCTCTGCGTGCCGCGCGCACGAGCGGCGCCTCCACTGGCTTCCGCCTCGAACTGCCCGATCAGTCGGTGGCCACCTACAACGCGCTCGTGAAAACTGCCCCTGTCAGCGGCGGCGTCAACGCGGTCATGAAAGGCAAGGTCGACACCAAGATCGACGGCGCCGTTACCTGGAGCTAAACATGAAGAAACTGCTGAACAAAGCTGCCATCCTCGGCGCTGAAGACCTGAAGCACGAAGACGTTCCCGTCCCTCAATGGGGCGGCACCGTGCGCGTGCGCATGATGACCGGCGCCGAGCGCGACGAGTTCCGTGGCGCGATCGCCAACGAAGAAGGCAAGGCCGCTCCTGGTCAGGTATCTGCCGCCCTGCTGGTGGCGACCTGCGTCGACGAGAACGGCGCCCGGCTGTTCGCCATCGAGGACATGGAGGCGCTGATGGAGAAGAGCGCCGCGGCGCTCGACGTGCTGGCCGAGGTGGCTATGCGCCTCAACGGCCTGGGCGGCGCCGCGGTGTCGGATGCCGCAAAAAACTCCGCGAGCACCCAGAGCGACGATTCTGGTTCCGCCTCGCCCTCGCCCTCGGAAAAACAGTAAGGCAACTGCAGGCCGAGATCGACTCGGCCGAGTTCACCGACTGGATGGCGTTCTACCAGATCGAGCCGTTCGGCGACCTGGTGGCTGACGAGCGGCACGGATCAGCGGCATCGCTGCTGGCGAACCTGAACCGCGATCCGAAGACGCGGCCCGAGCCGTACAAGCCGGAGGACTTCATCCACTGGCGGGCGACCGGCGAGGTCGTCGAGGAAGCCGAGCCGACGCTGCTCGACGATCCAGTGGCTCAGTCGAACCTGATCCGCGCAGCAATGTTTGGCCTGCCTCCACGATAGGGGCAGGCATTTTTTTGGGAGTAATCGATGGCAGATTTGGGGCGGCTGGTCGTCAACCTGGAGGCCAACATCGCCCGCTTCACGGCGGACATGAGCCGCGCCGCGGAAGCGACCGAAAAAACGATGGATCGCATGAATGCGGCCGCCGATCAGGTCAAGAACGTTCTCGGCTTCTTGGGCGTCGCGCTGACTTTCGATGCGCTCGTTGGCGAAGTGAACCGGGCAGTCGATGGCCTGGCCCGCCTGGACGACATGATCCAGAAGACCGGCGCTTCGGCCGAGATGCTATCGAAGCTTGGGAAGGTTGCCGCCTTCACGGGAACCGACATTGGCACGGTCGACGGCATGATCGTCAAGCTGGCCAAGAATATGGCGACCGCCGACGAGAAGGGAAGCAAGTTCGCGAAGGCGATGGCGGCGCTGGGACTTTCCATCGACGGTATCGAAAAGCGGGATCCGGCTCAGCAGTTTGTCGACATCGCGAACGCTCTTCAGGACTACGAAGACGGCGCCGGCAAGGCCGCGATCATGACCGACCTGATCAACAAGTCGGCGGCCGAAATGTTGCCGTACATGAACGACGTTGCCGAAAGCCTCAACGATTTCACAGGTGAAAGCGCCGAGGCCGCCGCCGCCGCGGCAAAGTACCAGGACGACCTCGGTCGCATGAAGGTCAAGTACGACGAGGTGGCAACGTCCATCGTGAAAGATGCGCTGCCGGCGATGACCGATTTCGTTGGCGGAATCTCGGACGGAATCAAAGAATCTAGAGAGCTGACGGGAATCGCTGTCGATAGCTGGGCGGACGATACCGCAGTGGGCCTGGCCCGCGTGGTCGACGTAGCAGTGCTTCTGCCGCGCCTGCTGTCTACTATTGGCGGCAGCTTCAAAGCGGTCGGCGCGGATATTGAATTTTTGGTAACCGCTGCTGTGACCGCTAGCCCGCAAGCGATCGCTCGGAGCCTGGCGCAGGGCATCAACCCGATCGAAACAATCCGGACGGCGCTCGAGGAGCGCAATGCGGTTGTCGACGAGGCGAACAGGAAACTGGACGACCTGTGGAACAAGCCGGCCAACACGATGGAGCAGGCGGTCCTTGCGCGGATCAACGCTCGTCGTGAAGCAGAAGCTGCTGCTGGCGCCGATGCGATGGCCGGTTTGCTACCTGGCGCAGGACCTGCTCCAGAGAAGCGGAAGACGCTCAAGTACGGCGGTGGTAATGATGATGGCGGTGCGGCCGCGTCAGCGCTGCAGGCGCGGATCGCCGGTATCGAGCGGGCGTATAAGGAAGAGCAGGATCAATTGGTGCGGCATGAACGCGCCATGAATGAACTGCGCGGGCAAGGCCTGATCGGGTTCGAGTACTACAACGAAGCCCGGCTGACCGCTATCGACGCGGCGCGCGACGCTGCAGTGCGCGCCTACAACGCGGAGATCACGGCGCTGGAAGGCGCCCGGGCAAAGGCCAAGGACGCTGCGGCGCGCGATGCGATTGACCTGCAGATCAAGGACAAGGGCGCCGCGAAGGAGAAGGCGCTGCGCGACGCCCAGGCAGCGCGCACCCAAGAGCTGCTCGAGCAAGGCGCGGCGCAGTCCGCTCTCACTCGGGAGATGGAGGCGTGGAGCCGGCAGCAGGACCAGGCCACCAGTCAGCTGCAGTTCAGCAATGACCTGTACGGCAAGTCGGCTCTGGAAGTGGAGAAGCTGACCAACGCACGGCGGGCGCAGCTGGAGGTGGACGAGAAGATCCGGCGCGCCCAGCAGCAGGGTGCGATCTCGCAAGACGCCATCGATCGCTTCCGGAAAGAAGCCAAGGATAAGGCTGATGCCGCGAACAATGCCGCGACCAAAGGCGTTGGCATGGGGCTCATCCAGTCGCTCGAAAGTCCGATGGAGTCGGAGAATCGGAACCACGCCAACGTGTTGCGAGACCTGCAGGCTTACCGCGACCAGGAGCTGGCTGACACCATGGCCGCGAACCAGGCGATCGAGAGTGAGAATCAGCGACATCAACAGGCGATGTTGGAGATGCGCATGCAGGCCAATATGTTGACGGTACAAATGGCGGGCGACTCATCTGCTCAGCTTTACAACATCTTGCAACAGGCCGGCATGGAGCAGACGGCGCTCGGTAAGGCGCTTTTCGTCGCCAACAAGGCGATCGCGGTGGCCGAGATTATTATGAACACCGAGCTTGCAGCTGCGAAGGCGCTCGCCATGGGCCCCGTTGTCGGCCCCATCATGGCCGGTGTTGTGCGAGGCATGGGCTATGCCAGCGCCGGCATCGTGATCGGCACCACGATTGCGTCGGCGGAGGGTGGTTATGACATCCCAGCCGGCGAAAATCCTGTCACACAGCTTCACGAGAAGGAGATGGTGCTGCCGAAAGCACAGGCTGAAGTGATCCGAGGCCTGGCCGCGAACGGCGGCGCCGGCGGCAGGGGCGCGGTCTCCGTCACCTATTCCCCGAACTTCAACATCGATTCGCGCAGCGACCGGGCGCAGGTGCAACGCGACATGCAGATGGTGGCCCAGCAGGCAAACGCCGACCTGGTCGACCGGTTGCAGCGCGCAGGGAGGATTTGATGGCAGTAATAAACGTTCCAGCTGGGCTTTCGGTTGCTGCCCAGACTTGGGAGCAGCAGCGCATGGACGTCGAGTTCCGCTCGATGTTCGGCGCCCAGGCCATCGAGGGAAGCGCGCCGCTGTGGGCGACCACGATCACTGCCAGCCTGAAGAGGCCCGAACTATGGCAGGCGCTGATGCTGCAACTGCGCGGCCGCACCAACCAGGTGGCGCTCTGGAACTTCGGCCGGCCGATCCCGCGCGGCACGATGCGCGGCACGATGACGGCGGGCGCCACGGCCCAGGGCTCGACGGCAATGACCATCACCGCGTCGGGGCAGGGCAGCCGAACGCTTCTCGCCGGCGACTACCTGGGTGTCGGGTCCGGACTGACGCAGCAGGTTGTCATGCTCACCGCCGACGCCGTGGCCAACGCCTCGGGCGTCATCGCCGTGGCTTTCGAGCCGGCCCTGCGCAACGCACTCGTGGCCGGCGCCGCCGTGACGTGGGATCGACCGAAGGCGCTGTTCCGGCGCACCGAGTCGAAGGCCAGCTGGGAGTACGTCCCCGGCACTGTCCGGGGCATGAGCATCAGCCTGCTCGAGGACTGGCGGCCGTAACCCGGCACTCAACAACAGCGGCGCCTCCAGCAGGCGCCCTTTTCTTTTTTGGAATCAGGATCCGATGACCACCGCACAGCAGAACGCCGAGCTGGCCAAGCCAGTCACGCGCGTCGTTTATTTCGTCGAATTCCAGTTCGCCTCTGCCACCTCGCGCGTGTCCACTGCCAACATTCCCATCACCTGGGGCGGCTACGAGTGGTCGGGCGTAGGCACCATCGGCACCATTGGCGCCATCCAGGAATCGGATGGCCTCGAATCGAAGCCCCTGAACTTCACACTCAACGCAGCGCAGCCTGCATGGCTCGCACTCGCCGTCGGCGCCGTCGAGGAGTACCGCGGCCGGGCCGCCCGGATGTACATGTGCCCGCTGAACGAGTCCTTCCAGATGGTGGGCACCCCCGAGAAATGTTGGTCGGGCGTAATGGATACGCTCAACGTGGGCGTGGACGACGAGAGCGGAACGATCACCCTGCGCTGCGAGACCAGCGCTTATGGGCTGAAGCGCCGGCCGCCATTCCGGCTGAACGCCGCCCAGCACAAGAAGGACCACCCGGGAGACACCGGGCTGGACTACCTCAACGACCTGATCAGCAACCCTGCGGTTTGGCTCTCGAAGAAATTCCAACAGCAATGAAGCTCCACGACTACATCACCGGCCACCTTGGCCGCTCGTTTAAATGGGGCGTGCACGACTGCGTGCTATTCAGCGTGGGCTGGTTGGAGATCGCCACCGGGCGAGACTACCTCACCCAGTACAAGCCCTGGGCCAGCGCTTTCGAGGCGGCGCGCAAGGTTGCCGACCTTGGCGGCCTGGATGCGCTGTTCGATGCCGAGCTCACGCAGATCAATCCGCACCTCGCCACGGACGGCGACCTCGCGATTATCCGCGGCACCGCGTTCGTCTTCAGTGGTGCGCACGTCGTCTCCGTCGGCGAGGAAGGACTCGTGTTCCTCGACCGGCTCGAAGCGAAGTACGCATGGAGCCATGCTCCGGAAAACAAAGGAACCCCCGAATGCCACCAGTAATTGCCGCTGCCGCCGCGTGGGCTGCCGCGAATGCCGCCATCATCGCTGTTGCATCGGTCGTTATCAGTGCTGGCGCCGCGATCTACGGCGCCGCTCAGGCGCGCAAGGCCGAGCGCAAGGCGCGCGACGAGCTGAACGCCTCGATGAAGGACCGTATGGTCACGCGCATCGCAACCGAGGCGCCGCACCGTTACATCTACGGTCGCGCCAAGGTCGGCGCCGACATCGTGGCGATGTTCACGAGCGGCGACAAGGACCAGTTCCGCCACCTGGTGTGTGTCCATGCCGCCCACGAGTGCGACGCCATCGAGGAGGTCTGGGTCAACAACGCGATCGTTGACGGCATCGACACGAACGGCGACCCGACTGCAGGACGGTTTGCGACCGACCCCGATCTTGAGATCACCGAAGAGATCGTAAATGGCCCGACCTTCACCTTGCGCTTCCCGCCGATCAAGGATTCCGTGTGGGTCTTCTCTGGTACCGGGTCCAGGATGCAGCGGGTTGCGATCACGAGCATCAACGGCCAGACGGTGACGGTGGCGCAAAGCGGCCAGCTCATTGTGTCCTATGAGCGCTATGTGCTGCGCCGGTTCAACGAGAAAATCGGCGACAGCACGCCCAAGCAGAAGAACCCTGTGGTGCGAGTGCAGCGGCACCTCGGCAACGCCAATGACGAAGCCGACGCCTACCTGCGATCTATCGTGGGTGACAAGTGGCCGGTCACGTCCGTACTGCGCGGCATGTGCTACACCGTCATCACCCTGGATTTGAACCACACCGAGTTCCAGGGCGGCCTGGTGCCGATCCACGCGGTCATCCGCGGGCGCAAGCTGTACGATCCGCGCGACGGCGTTACCCGCTGGTCGCAGAATCCCGCCCTGGCGATAATGGACTACCTGACGTCGCCGCTGTGCGACGTGCCGATGAGCGATCTGCCGTTGGCCCAGTTCATCACCGCGGCGAACGTCTGCGATGAATCAGCGCCAACCGGCGGCGCCCGCTACACCATCAACGGCACGGTCAGCTCCGACCAGGATCAGAAGGGTGTGCTCGAGGCGATGGCGCAAGCCATGGCCGGCGGCCTGGTCGCCACCACCTGGGACGTCTACGCCGGCAAGTACATCGCGCCGGTTGCAGCGCTGACGCAGGAGGACATCGTCGGCAGCATGTCGGTCAACCCGGGCGTATCCGACGCCAGCGTGTACAACGGCGTAAAGGGCCAGTACATCGGCCCGGAGAACAAGTACGTCCAGACCGATTTTCAGCCCTACCAGAACCCGACCTACCGCGAGGCGGACGGGCGCGACCTGTACACGAACATCGATTTCCCGTTCACCGAATCGCTGCAGCGCGTCACCAACCTGGCGCGCATCTTCACCGAGGACCAGCGCAACGGCTTCACCATCAAGGCCGAGTTCTCGCTGAAGGCATGGCCACTGAAGGTCGGCCAGCGCGTCACCTACACGAGCAAGTTCCTGGGCCAGACCGCGAAGGTGTATCGCATCACCGACAAGTCGTACGCGCCAAACTCGGCCGTGCAGCTGACGCTGAAGGAAGACGCGGCGAGCATCTGGGACTATGCTGACGCTACCGTGCTGGACAGCACGCCCAACACCGATCTGCCGGATCCGTGGAAGGTAGACGCACCGGCTTCGCTCTCGTGCACGTCGGGCGAGGCCACGCTGCTGCGCCAGGCTGACGGGTCGACCGTGCCGCGCATCCTGGTGACCTGGCCGGCGATGGCTCGGGCCAGCGGGGTGCAGGTGGAAATCGAATGGCGCGCGGTGTCGTCGCCCACGTGGGAGCGCACCACGGTGTCGGCCGATGAGACCCAGGCCTACCTGTCGCCGATCACGCCAGGCTTTTTCTACGTCGTGCGCGCGCGGTGCGTGAATCCGTCCCTCAACGCGCGCTCCAATGCCGTCGCCACCGTCTACCAGGTGGAGGTGCTGACCGCGGCGCCGACGGTCTACAAGTGGGCGCCGGACAAGCCGACAGCGCCGGCCGGCGCCGCCGCATACCAGTGGAGCACTCGAACCTTCGGTGCTGCGCCAACAGGCTGGAGTTTGACCGAGCCGGCCGCGCCGGCCGGCGGCAACTCGATGCTATGGGCAGCAACTGCGCGCGTTTCGGGCGTTGCGGCGACCGGCACCGACCCGTTTGATTGGGCGGATGCTTCTGTCACGATGGCCGGCTACGCGCCGGCTGCTGCTGGCACCGGCCCCGCCGGCTACAGCAACGCTCGGGTGTTCGCCTTCCAGCGCAAGGCGACGGCGCCGACCGGCACGCCGGGCGCGGTGACCTACGATTTCACCACTGGTGCGATCACGACGGCGACGCTGGCGAACGGATGGCAGAAGACGATTCCGGCTGCCGACGGCAACCCGCTCTACGTCACCTCGGCCAGTGCGACCGCGGCCGGCACGACGGATACCATTGCCAGTGGTGAGTGGTCGGGCGCTGTCGTGATGGCGTCCGACGGTGGCCCTGGCGCGCCGGGCCTGAACAATGCGACGGTGCGTTTGTACCAGCGCAGTGCGAGCGCAACGGCGCCGGCATTGCCATCGGCCAACAGCACGTACACGTTCGCAACGGGTGCGATCACCGGCATCAACAACGGCTGGCTGACCTACATTCCGACGGCAGGTGGGCAATACCTCCACACGACGCAGGCGACGGCGATCGCGGCCACGGCCACCGATGCCATCTCGGCGGGGGAGTGGGCAGCCGCACAGCTGATGTACGACGCGGCAGACCTGATCGCTGCTCAGCAGGCGGCCAATGCTGCGATGGCGCGTGCGGACTCGATGAGCAGCGACAGCAAGCTCGACCGGGTTGAAAAAATCGAGATCGTCCGAGAGTGGAAGGTGCTGACCGACGAGCGGGCAGGAATTCTTGGTCAAGCCGCTGCTCTCGGCGTTCCCACCGCAGGCTATGAGGCGGCGTACAGCACGCTTGCGACGTATCTTACTTCGCTCGAATACACCGACTACACCAAGGACAATGCGGTGGTGCGGGCGACGTTCAACACGAATTTCGCCAACCTGTACACCCAGCGTCAGGCGGTACTGAATAGTATTGCTACCGCAGCCGCGCGCGCTCAGTTCATCCCATTGAAGACGTGGGAATTCCAGGGCGGTCTGGAAGGATGGTCTGGCGTTAACATCAATCCTACGCCGAATCCGGATAGTGTCACCCTCACATCGACGGGCGATGCGATGTTCAATTCGCCGACCATTAGCCTGGATGGCTCGATTTATGACAAGGTTCGCGTCAGGATTAAGCGCGTAGGTGGCACAGCCTGGGCGGGCCAATTGTATTTCAGCACGAGTGCCAATTCGACTGGCGGCGCAGTCCATGGTGCATCCGGAAGCCATATGGGTACGGTGATGCCGGACCCGACGATCTTGAATCAATGGGTAACTGTCGAGTGGTCGATGGCTGGCATAGGCGACTGGTCGGTCAGTACGATTTCCAAGCTTCGCTTCGACTTCGGGGCTACCAACACCACGGACAGTTTCGAGGTGGATTGGGTTTCTGTTGGAAAAGTTGCACCATCCGTTTCCATCGAGGCTCTTGCAGCAGCACAGACGGCCGCCGACGCAGCCAACGCTGCCATCGCGGATATGGCGCGCGACGACCTGCTGTCGCCGATGGAAAAGCCGGCGGAGGTCCTACGCTGGAATGCCATCGCGGGAGAACGGGCTGGGATTGATGCTCAGGCCGCGAGCCTGGGCATCACCGCGGAGCGCACCGCCTACACGGCGGCGTACAACGCGTTGAGCTCGTACATCACTGGCCTGGGAACGCAGTTCTCCACGATTCCAGGGACGGCGATCAGCATCGTAGGGGCGACCTACCGCGCGAACTTCAAGAACTACTTCGACGCGAAGCAGGCTCTGCTGAACGCCATCGCGGCCAAGTCAGCCACCCTGGCGCAGTGGTCAGGTGTAGGCGGACCTGGGCGGCCAGCCGATAACGCGTCGTCGGACTTGACTCTGGTTGCTACCGGTGCGATCGCGATCAATGGCAACAGCCTTACCAAGGCGAGCGGCACGCCGGCGTGGGCGACCTCTGTAGTAAGCCTGGAGAGCTACATCGGTGGGGCTTATGCGAGCGTGCGAGCCGATGTGCGATGTGACTTGTTGTTCGGATTGAATTCTGATCCGAATACAGACGCCAGCTATACGTCGCTCGACTTTGGTTTGGAATTGCAATCGGGTGGATTGCTGGGGGTTATCGAGAGCAACGTTCCCCGCGGCGCCATAGGTTCGTATGTGGCTGGTGACATACTTGCCGTCATTTTTGACGGCTCGACAATCAGGTACTGCAAAAACGGAGCGGTACTCTACACCTCAAACCAGCCTGCGCCACTTAGCTCCCCGCTGTTTTTCGATAGCTCGTTCAGTTCCAGTGCCGCGGCCCTTTCAGGTATTCGGTTTGGGCCGCTCTCGAGTAACAACTGGGCATCGGTGGGCGGCTCCGGCAAACCGCAGGATGGCGCAACTGTAGGCGCGCCGGCCGGCACCGACGTCGCCGGCGTACCGGCGGAGCAGGTGGCGTCTGGCGCCAACGCCATCAACTCCGTACTGACGGCGACGCTCTCGGGCACGGCGGGCGGCGGCACCTACCCGAATGGCAGTTCAGGCTACGGCTTCCTGCAGGTCAACATCACAGGTGGCACTGCGCCGTACACGGTGCGGTGGATCCTCACCGAAGATTACTCGACAGGCACGCCCGGCGTGATGAGGATGAGCCAGAAGACCGGCACGAGCACATCGTTTAGCGGTTCCGGTACGAATGCAACGCTGAGCTATGACGTCACGGCCATCGTTACCGATTCGAAGCAGAAGTCGGTCAACGTTGGCAAGAACATCATCGTCAACCATGGGACGCCAGTATGATCGAACGTTATTTCGCCGATGTGCTGCCCTGTGGCCGGGTCCGCGCTTGCTTGCCAGGCGTGGGCTGTGACGACGGCTCGCTGTTTATCTCTGGCGTGGAAGGGCGGGCTGTGATGCTGGACAGTCCGATCACCTGGAAGGGCGAAACCCCGACCTCGGTGCTGTACTGGGACGTGGCCGCCGGACTGTACTGGGTCGAGAGCATGTCGCTGCAGGATCTGGGCGCCGAGGCGATCAGGCAGATCGACGCCGCCGGCGATGCCGCACGGCTGCTGGCGATCGGCGACCCGGCTCGCGCCATCGAGTACCAGCAGGCCGAACAGCAGGCGCGCGAGTACCGGGCGCGGGGCTATGCCGGCGAAGTGCCCGATGACGTCGCCAGCTGGTCGGATCCGAAAGGGTGGGCCGCGCAGCAGGCAGCGGACGACATCATCGCTACGGCCGACCAGTGGCGCGCGGCGCTGAGCGCAATCCGGAAGTTGCGCCTGGCCGCGAAGGAGAGCGTGCGCGCCATCGTTGCTGATCCTGCCGGCGCGCACGCCCAGCTTTACGCAGTGCAGGCGCAGTTCGACGCCGACCTCCAGGCCTTGATGGCCGGCATCCAGCAGTAGCACCCCTTTCTTTTGAGGAGAACCTATGGACCCACGTCCAGGAATCGTCACGCTTCGCTTTACCTCGCGCTGGCCGTACAACCCGATCAGCTTGGCCATCGCCACGCTGACCGGCTCGCGCTTCTTCAGTCACGTGGTTGCGGTCATCGACGACCGCGCCTACGAGGCATCGATGACGCACGGTTGCCGGGCCTGCCCGGTGGCCGACATCATGAAGGGTATCGTCCGCTACCAGGACATGCACGTCACGGTGCTCGATGTCGACGCCGCGCGCGCGTTCGCCGAGGCCCAGGCCGGCAAGCCGTACGACTTCGCCGGCGCGTTGGCGCTGCCGTTGCTGAAGTCCGACGACTGGAACGACGACAGCAAGTGGTGGTGCAGCGAGCTGGTGTTCGCGATGCTGATGGCCGGCGGCGTCACGCTGCTGGATCCGGACGAGATGCACCGCGTCACGCCGAACGACCTGTTCCAGTGCTTCTACCCGAAGTCCCAGATGATGCGCGCCTGATCGGCGGGCACGCCCTCCAGGCCGCGACCAGCGGCTTTTTTTACGCCCAATGAAAAGGCAACCAATGATCGAAAAACCTCCGCACCAACCGGGCGCCGTCGGCGACTGGGCCAGCGTCCTCCCCTGGGTCTGGATCGTCGTCCTGTCCCTGCTCGGCGGCGTGGCCGCGTTCGTCCGCAAGATGCGCGCCAACCACGTGCGAGTTTGGAACTTCACTGAGCTGATCGGCGAAATCGTGATCTCGGGCCTGGCTGGCGTGGTGATCGCGCACCTATGCCAGTGGCGTGAGTTCCCGATGTCGCTTACCTACGCCCTCACCGGCATTGGCGCGCACATGGGCAGCCGCGCCCTGTTCAAGCTGGAAGGACTGCTCGACGCAAAATTCCCACCATCACCGAAGGATATGCCCCATGACAACGAATAAATTCCGCCTCAGCGCACGCTCGCTCTCGCGCCTGGAGGGCGTGCACCCTGACCTGGTCAAGGTCGTCAAGCGCGCCATCGAATTGACTGAGGTCGATTTCATGGTGACCGAGGGCGTGCGCACCGCTGCGCGCCAGCAGCAGCTGGTCGCGGCCGGTGCCTCGCAGACCTCGCGCTCGCGCCACCTGCCGACGGCGAACAAGTGCGGGATGTCCTGCGCGGTCGACCTGGCCGCCATGATCGGCGCCGAGGTGCGCTGGGACTGGCCGCTCTACCCGAAGCTGGCCAAGGCCATGAAGGCGGCCGCCTCCGAGCTGGGCGTGGCGATCGAGTGGGGCGGGGACTGGAAGTCGCTGGTCGACGGCCCGCATTTCCAGCTCACCTGGAAGGCCTACCCATGATCGACC